GTTTGATGATAAGATTTTATCATTTTTTGCACCCGTACAAGTTCTCGTTTTAGTGGTTTATCGTGAGGTTATTTCTTCGCCTCTTTCGTGGGGGTGGGGGTGGGTGGCTGAACATAGCCTAAATCTTTCATGGCTGTATATAGTATAAGTTCAACCATTTTATTAGGTGAAGATGTTTCCATCCATTTAGATACAATATCTAAATCGCTAATGGTTGAAAACTCAGTTTTTAGCATTGCTCTTATCTCCTTATGGGGAGAGTCTATCACATTTTTGTATAGTGATAAACTTGTGCGAGGGGTTGTTGATTCACCCTTTTTTACTTCCTTAACTATTGAAGGGATTTCTAGTTTCATTTTTGGTTTGCCTCCATGAGGCATCTAAAGACTGTATAAGTCAATTAATAAGCCTTTTGATAATATCCCAGTTTAAAAACCCAGTTAAAAAAACCCAGTTTAAACCCAGTTTATTAAATAGGGTATTTTTAAGGCTTTTTAGATTATAGAATAAGGGGATAAAAAAAAATAAAAAACTGCCTAAAAATGAGGCATCAGCTTAAAACAAATATTTGAGAGATGGATTTTAAGATATGGGGATAAGGGATAAGAGAGATATGGGGATAATCTACATTAACTTATATTCAATATTTTTAAAAGGGACTTAGTGATTTTTTAGGTATCGAAATAATCAAAAAAAAGGCTATTAAACTTTTTAATAATTTTATTAAAGTGATGTTAAGACAATACTTCAATTATGGTTTAAGTATGGGTAATTCAATTTACAAACTTACGGCAAAAAATGCCTTAAAAAAGTGTGGTCTAATCTTAAAATGTCGATTTTTTGATATATAAATATCGACATATTAAGATTTTAAGGCATAAAAAAAAGTGTTTTTGTAATTCTTCACATTAGTTTTAAAAATATGGTTAAATCAAAAAATAGCCAAAAAATCGAAAAGAGATTCAATTTTTTTTAGAAGTTCATATATGCAATATTTGATATTAAACTGATTAATAATTGATATGGTTAATAGTATGCAGACAACTTAGTGTCAATAATTTCTCAATGGTAAAATGATGGTTTTTGGTTAACACCCCTAAATCCCTTATAAAGAGTGATTATTGAAATATGCCTTTTTTGAGGGGTTAAAGTCTAATTTGGGATAAATGCTTATTCCTTAAATACTACCAAATTTCAAATTAAGATTTTTTGAGATTATTTCTTAAAATGTCGATTGCCTATTTTCTATTAATTATATTAATAAAAGCTCAAAAAAGTTATTCTACATATACCATTTTTTTGAGCAATAAGAAATATTGAACCCTATTTACCTTATATGTAAGGGTGTAAATTACATATAATCAATTTTTTAAATTGCTCGTGCAAAAATTGCATATTTTTTTACATGGGTTTTTTTAACAAATATGATATTTTTAAAAAGCTCAAAAAATAGACTCATATTAATATTTGTTAATATGATAAATTCATGTAAAAACCATGTAGCCATTAACCATGCAAAAAAAAACCATGTAGCCATGTAGCCATGTATAACCATGTAGCCATGTTAAACCCTATTTCACCTTATTACATGAACAAAAGCCCACCAGACTATGGACGGGTACCCCAGAGCGGGGTTCAAACCCCATTACCGTTATCTTTTTCTAAAGCACTCCATAACCCTTAAATCCCCTCGTGCCCCCTCACTCTCAGGAGACTTACAAGTATGAGTTTTACAGCCCGCGCCGACCCCGACTTTATGCGCTACCTCGAGGACCTCGCCCGCCTAGCCTGCGTGGCGCTTGAATTTACAGGTCCACTTGAATTTAAATATACGGTGCCCGATGGCTGCACCATCATCATAACCGTCAAGAAAGAGTGACCCCCATGCCTAAACACATCAACCCCCACGACCTCGCCAAACAACTGGCCCTCTCCAAACGTAAGGGCGTTGTAGGTTATAGTGGCACCATACAGAAAAAGATCCGCAACGGCAAGGAAACCCCGGGGTGGGCCATAAGAATCTACGTGGACAAGAAACTGCCCTGCGAGGAGTTGAAGCCGTGGAACATCATCCCCCCAGAAATCGATGGCGTCCCCACCGACATCGTCGAGGTGGGCAAGATGAAAGCATTGGGCCCTTTCCCCCCTCAGAAGTATTCACCCCCACCAAAGTCCCTCGAGCAAGGCGACCTCGATCCCCGAAACCACTACCGCCCAGTCCCAGCGGGAGTGAGCGCCATAGCTCTTGGCGGGACCGCCTGTACGCTTGGCTGGTTCGCCCGCGACCTCACCGACAACCAAATCGTGATCCTCTGTAACAACCACTGCGGCGCCGGCGAGAACAAGCACCCTGTGGGCCACCCCTACCTTCAAACCTCACCCTACGACAGCGCCTACGGTGAGGTGGAGCCCATCGGCAGCCTCAAAAGGTTCGTAGAGATTAAGTTCCTCAACTTCGCCTGTCCTTATCGTGATGCGGTTCATGCCCTCCTCAGTAGGCTCCCTAAGTGGATTGCCAAGGTGGAGAACCCCATCAATACGGTGGACCTCGCCCTAGTAACGGTCACCGGCTGCGACGTGAAGAGGGAGCTGCTGAACATCGGCAACGTGATGGGTAAGCGTCGAGGCAACGTCGGTGAGCTGATGAGGAAGATGGGGCGCACCACTGGGCGCACCGAGGGCGGCCAACTGATGGATAACGCCTATTTTGGCACCGTCCAATACTCGAGGGGCACAGCGGCCTTCGGCCCCTGCGGCCTCATACAGGGCGACAAGTTCAGCGCCGGCGGAGACAGCTCTTCAGCCATCCTATGTAGCGACAACAGTTTCGCGGGCCTCCTGTTCGCCGGAAGCGACACCCACACCATCTACTGCCACTTCGACGAAGTTGAAGCACAGGGGAACGTCGAGATTGTCTGGTAGGTCAACGTGGATTGGGGCCACCTCCGCCCTCGTGTTCCTCATCGGGTACGGCATCGCCCTCCACGACTTCGCCCATCAAGTGTACCAGCTCAAAGGCTACCACAACCTCATCGAGGGTGGGTATATTGGGTTCGCCATGATGGCACCCATCGCCCTCGGCGTACTCGTCGTGTTCATCCGCAACGCGGACCAAATACGGCGTGCATACGGTGCTCGCACTGAGGATACAAGTACTGTAAAACATATATGTGAATGTGATCACCCTTACCCCAGTAAGGAGCATGAGGGTACATAATAATATAATATAATATGTAATGGTTTAGTGCGGCCTCCTCGTAGCGTCGTCGTTGTTTTTTTTCTTTTTATTGAGTAAGAGTTTATAAAGACACGAGTGGTGAGGTGAGTATTATGGTATAGCAATATTCATATATGTGAACATGTGAACATATGTATGGTATGTCACCAAAGAGGAAGAACAACGAACTTACGCGTAGGATAACTGCGTATGTTTCTGAAGATACATATGGATTGATGCAGACTTGTGTGATTGGATATATGACCACAACTGATGCATCTTCCAGTTATGGTATACCATCCCAGATTGTTGATAGTGCAGTAAACATGTACTGTAATAATATTATAGATAAGGAGGAATCTAAGTATGTTGTATGTGACGAAGAGTGTTAGTTGTCCTGTGATGGGGAACTGTTCAAGGGCTAACAGCGAGAGCTGTGTAAGGTGCCTGAGGAATGCCAACCATATGGATGATTACTTTGAGCCAGTACCATATCAAAGACCGTATAGATGGTGGTATCCTGATTATGGGCCCCACTGGGGGTATCTTATTACTTGTGGGGATAGCACATCAATAGCCACTGGGACGAGCACTTCAAGCTCATATACGGATAATTTTGCTGCGAAAACAGAGTGAGATAACCCCGGTGCTTTTATAGTCGTTTGGGTACGATACACACAGAATGCCTAGAGTATGCACGATCTGCAACCACGCGCAGAGGGAGCAGATTAATTTTGATTTAATGGCTCACGAGATCACGTATGAGCAGGTGGCGGACAAGTACGGGTTATCAAAGTCGAGTGTTAAGAGACATGTGACTAACCACCTGAGACCGTTGGTGCAGAGGATAAATAAAGAGAAGGATAAGGTGGATGAGGCTATGGTGCTGAGGGCCCGTGACGTCTACACGGAGATTATGAAGAAGTTGCCCACAGTTATAGATCAGACTACTATTAAGGAGTGCCTCAGAGCCGCCGAGGGGTTTGCACGCATATCAGGGGAGGACAACCTACCCTCACAGGTGATTTTTGTGTGGGGCAAGGGGTTAGAGAAAGAGGATGATATGGAGCTTACGAATGATTTAGAAGAGTTCGAGGTAACAAAGAGCAAGGATCGGGGCGAAGATGAGCTTAGCACAGAAGAAAAAGATAATACAGCTCCCGTATAATCCCACGCCGGGGCAAACCCTCTTCCATAAGTCGAAAGCCCGGTTTAGGATAATGTGCACGGGGCGGAAGTGGGGTAAAACCACCATGCTCGTGAATGAGGCTTTCAGGTGGCTTGGACGACCTAACAGTATTGTTTGGTGGGTTGCACCGTATTATAACCTTGCACAACTGGGGTGGAGGCGGTTCACCCAAGCCATACCCCCCATGGCGATTAAACAGGTGTTTAAGAAAGAGCAGATGATTGAGATGATTAACGGGTCCACACTGTGGTTCAAATCGGCGGATAGCCCGGATGCGCTGGTAGGTGAAGGTGTGGACTTTCTCATACTGGACGAGGCTGCTCGTATTAGGGAGGTAGTGTGGCAGGAGACGTTGAGGCCCAACCTAAGTGACCCCGGGCGGTTGGGGCATGCGTGCATGGCGTCAACACCCATGGGGCATAACTGGTTCTATAGGGAGTGGCTGAAGGGTGTGACGAAGGTGCCGGAGTATGAGTCGTGGGGTGTACCTGTGGTGGAGATACCTACAACTCATGAGAGGATAACTGATGTGAGGGGAGGGTTTCCCTCGTGGAGCAATCCGCATTTTAAGTTGGCGGAGTTGCAGTCAGCGTTAAAGTTGCCTCAGAGAGTATTTTTGCAGGAGTATGCCGCACGGTTCCTTGAGGATCTGGGAGCCGTATTCCAAGGCGTAACGACGGCGATAAAGGGGCAGTTGGAGGCACCCATAAAGGGCGAGGAATATTATATTGGGGCGGATCTGGGAAAGGTGGATGATTACACAGTAGTGATTGTGTGTAATAGTGCTGGGCATGTAGTGAGTTTTGATCGGTGGAGGAAGCATAGCTGGTCAAAGCAGGTGGATGAGATTATCCGTATAGCGCATGAGTATAATGACGCGCCGGTGAATATCGATGCCACCGGCCTCGGTGATCCCGTGTATGATTTCATGAGGTTGAAGTATCAGAATGTGAACGCCATTAAACTGTCAGCTCAGACCAAGCGTGAGTTGATTGAGAACATGGCATTATCGATACAGACGGGGGCGTTTACGTATCCGGAGATACCGGAGTTGATTGAGGAGTTGGCACTGTTTGGAGTAGAGCAGACGGCATCGGGAAATGTGAGGTATGAGGCGCCGGAGGGGTTCCATGATGATTGTGTTATAAGTGCGGCATTGGCGTGTTGGGGAGTGACTAATGTGGGGTTAACTAAGATAAGCATGGAGTGGGTTGATCTTTAAGGCATTAACCTTTTATGTGGAAGGGTCACAGTAGCAATGTAGCAATGACCGTAAATTCAGACAGGCCAACTGTCCGTCAATGGCTTTCTAATGTACTGTATAAAGCAGCACCATCCGTAATACTGGAATTTAACGGCGGAGATCCGAAGGCTGAGTCTCGGTACCCTAAGTGGAATCTTGGAGACCTGTACAAGATGGCTGAAGGGTCATGGGTTCTTCAGGAAATGTATAGGGTAATAATACAGGAAGTTATGAGGGTGGGGTGGGATATAGAGCCCAAGTACGGGAATAAGTGCACGGCCTGTGGAAGCGAGTTTGAGGAGAGTGATTTAGATGAGTGCCCCATGTGCGAGGCATCCACGTTTAAGAAGCCGGATCCGAAGCAGTTGGTGAAGGCTAGAAGGTTACTGGACGTGCCTAACAGTTCGAGGCAGACATTCAGAGATATACTGTCATCTATACTGTACCATGATCTTGTGGCGGATGATTGGTATATCAGTGTGGCGTATGCGCCGGTGAAGGGGTTGAAGAGTTGGAGGCCTAAAGAGATTTTTGTCGAGAATCCCGTGTCTATGCATATAGTGGAGACTGATAGAGGGCAGTTGGGAAGCCCCACACGGTGGTTTTGCCCAATATGTTACCCTGATAAGGACTCGCAGGAGCATGATAAGCCCGGTAAATGCAGAATATGTGGAATACAGATGGATATGGTCACTTATGAGCAGAAGATTGGGAATGAGTCCACTAACCTGTTTGGGATAGACCAGATGGTGAGGGGATCCACGTATAAATTGCTGCCATATTCGTTTGGGTCACCAAGGATGGTATCGATATGGGAGATACTTCATATAATGCGGAGTATGGATGCGTGGTTCTACGATACGTATAAGACGGGTAGGGTAGCGCAGATAATTAACTTCCCCGGATACACACCGGATCAGGTTAAGAGTATATCGACGCTGGTGAAGCAGAAAGAGCAAGAGTTGGCATCAACGGATCCCATTTATGGGGATGCCCGTCCTGAGAGGAAGTTAAAGTCACTATTTTTGGGATCGGCAGAGCCCATTGGGGTTTACCCCATAATGCCTGACCCCACTCAGATGAGCGCACTGGATTATTACAGGATGATCATTCAGGGCATCGCCGGAGTGTATGGGATACAGGTTATGTTCGTAGCTATGAGTGAGAGCGGAGGAAGAGCCGGCGGAGGAGCTATGGGTGCCATTCGTGTGGAGGTTCAGAATAGGACTATTGAGAGGATCCAGAAGGATAAGGAGGATGCAATCACCAACCAGCTATTCCCGATATTTGGCATCACGGACTACAAGTTTGTGTTCAACGATTTAGAGAAGAAGGATGAGCTGAGGGACGCCCAGATAATGCAGATCAAGTCCAACACAGCGTTAACTTATGTGAACGGTGGTTTTGATGTTAGCATTGATGAGGATGGAGACCTGAAGGTGAGTGGAGAGGGTGAAAGAGCGCAGACGACGGCGTTTGGTGAAGGTAGGCCTTCTGGGGAGACTGTGGCTAAGCCTAAGGAGAGTGGCACATCTCGTAGGGAGATTAAGGGAACGACTACGGAGAGGAAGCCGTACGGGCCGAAAGAGGGTGACGATAAGAAGTGAGCTGGGAAAGGTTAAGTCTAACGGGGCGCAATACACCAGCGTGCCAATGTTACATTGAAGGAGAGCTTTACATATGTATAACGAAGAAGAATTGCAGAAAGGAGAGAATGCTGAAGATGGCGAAGGGAGCGAGGGAGAAAGCCCAATTGGAACAATCACTACAGAGGATGGCGCCTTAGCATGCCCAATAATTCATCTGGCGGACGGGGTGAGCGCGTGTTTGGGAGAGAACTGCATGATGTGGGTGGAGGAGGGAGACAATCTCGAGGCGGGGTGCGGCTTCGTCTTCCTAAGTCAGTTCGCGCGGTTAGAGTTAGCAAGGATGATCAAGTATACGGAGATGGCTGAGTAAAGATGCCTACAGGACCATGGGGATACGGAATGGACAAGTGCATCCAGTGGGTTAAAAGCAACAAGAAGAGTGTTGATGACCCGGGGGCGTACTGTGGAGGGATAAAGGCAACGCAGGAGAAGGGTAAGAAGGTTCTCAAGGTTGAGGATGTATCGTTTTCAGCGTTGTGGATGGTTTCCGATACAGATTTAATGGAGCTGGGTAAGAGTATTGCCAAATCCACTGAGATGAAGGATGAGGTGGTTGACGCCGCCCTCATGGTTTACACTGAGATGGCTGATAGGGGAATCCCTGATTATGCACCAGCCGAGATAGATAGGTGGATAAACAGTGGACATGAGAAGGCCGTACAGTTACAGGACATATTCAAGTATATGCCTACAGTGTTGAGTCAGCCCGTCGATGTGATGTTGATGGGTGAAGCCACCATACGTGGAATGGTGGGTAGATATGGCACAATCACTCTCAGGGTGAATAAGGCGGAGAGAAGTGAGGCGCTGGAGAACGAGATACTGGCGAAGATTGGGTGCCCACACGTTAAGGAGAAAGTGGAGTTTGTATGGGGCGTAGACCCCTCCGATGAGGGGATGTCACTGTATAAGGGTGGAAGCGTTATTGTTGTGGATGTTAAGAGCGTGTGCGACTGCCTCATAAAGACACTTTCCCCAGAGTTCCCAGATAGTTGTTTTGCCTACGTTAAAGACGGTAAGAGGCGGTTCCTGTATAAGGATAATAGTGGTAGACCTCACCCTGTTTACATTGAGGGTTCCCTTGAACAGTTGAGTAAGGCACCTATAACGGCTGGTGATAAGAGCCGTATTCGTAAGGTGTTGATGAGTGCTGCTCGTGAGGTTGGGGCTAAGGTGGGTGAACGAAGCGGAGTGACAAAGTTTGAAGTGGAGTTTAAGGAGTGGGTGGAGATTGATAACAGCAATGGGGTGTTGAAGGCGGTTCCCCAGTCGGTGTATACGGTGGAGGCTCTCGGTAGGAAGTGGAGTTCCAACACGAATCCCCTTGAGGGCGGCACATGTATAGCCGAGTACCATGATAACCTATATGTGTTTAAAAAGAAAAAAACAATAACGACGGTTCACGAGGCCCCATACCTTATACGGATGGAGGACCGGTGCCAAGTCATTGAGGTTCAGGGTATCGTGATGAAGGAAACGAGCCCCATGTCAAATGAATGGGTCTTCGTGAAGGCTCAGCCGGAATCCACTTTCCCGTATATTATGAGGGAGGATGCCATGAAGGACGTCACCGTGAACAAGATGTTCATAATGCGTGGACAAGCCGTGGATGTGTTAACGTTTGATAAGGTGTTGGGCTCCGAGGGGACGAGGGTGAGTGTAGGCTTCGCTGATGCGGAGGAGGCCAACTATGAGGGGCGGCACAGGATTAATGGCACGTTTGTGACGTCGAGGAAGGTGGGCGCAGGGATGGTGAAGGTGGAGGAGTGGGGCATTGTGGTTGATGGTAAGCCCTATGAGGTGAACCTCAAAGAGGGGACCATTATTAATAAATAATGATTATTTATTAATAATCTACATGGGAGTGAATGTAAAATGAGTGTAGCTGAGATAAATGCAGAGATGGTG